CATACTTGATGTAAAGTTTGTTGTTACGGACTTTGACTGTAACTGTTGGGACTTCATAACTAGCAACTATAGAAAATAATCGTTTGGAAAAAATTTTCAAAAAGTTCTTCACGATTCGGCGTTTTCGCCGACCGCTTCTTGACGACCACTTTGCCACTTGCGGCGCAACATTTCTTTGACGCTTGCCTTGCCGTCTTCCATGTTGTTCTGGATTTCCAGAGATTCCTTCGCGGTTCCGTCGAACAGCTGAATATCTCCGTTACCAGTATCCATCTTGGCATAAAGAGTGATGCCGTCTGGACCGAACCGGTTCTTAATGACGTGAAAACGAGCTGTGTTATTAGCCTTGTCGTCCACGTTACGAGAAAGACTGATGACGAAGTCGGCGGTCATGATTTTGCGATACGAATCAGCAACGTTGTGAGCTTGCACAACATCCTCACTCAAACCACCACGGTTGGTTTGCGAAGCGGTCCAGCAAGGAATTTGCAATTCACCTGCCGCCTGACGAAGTTCTTCATAGATGCCACCGGCTTCGCTATAGCTATTGCTGTTCTTTTCCTTTTCAATCGGACGCAAAATGTCGGCATAGTCCACCACCATCATGTCAATCTTGAAACCTTGAAGCATCTGAATACGCTCGATATGAAACTTGAGCGACTGGGCACTGACCGTCTTGAGGGGGAAATACTTGACGAACAGTTTGCCGGGGATGTGCGTGATGACTTCTTCCACCTTCGGTTGCTGGTGCTTGATGTCCTGAAAGTTGATGCCAGTAAAACAGCAATCATAGCGCAAACCGACATAGTTTTCGTTCAACTCAAGAGTGAAGTGCGCAACGTTCTTGCCAGCCTTCATCGCCTTTGCACCAAGATGGCAAAGCACCCATGATTTGCCGGTGCCAGCAGGAGCAACGATGACGCCAAGTTCTCCCGGCCCGAGACCGCCGTCCATGAGACTGTCAACAACGTCCCAACCAGTTGGACTGGTGTTGCGACACATTTCACTCATACGAGCCGCGATTTCCTTGTGATAATCGTGACCAAGGTTTCGCTCCATACCTGCCTTCATCGCCTTGTCCACAAGGCTCTTGATTTTCTCGTATTCACCGGACTTGAGGAAGTCAACGGAATCCATGATGGCGTTCTTGAGTTTCTGATTTTTGCAGAACTCAAGGAACTGTTCGCGCACGAACTGAAGGTCTTTCTCGCTGATTTTTTTGTAGACCGAAATCAGTTGCGCCTTGACCGACTCTTTGAAATCTTCCGACTCAATCGTGTCGATGCGAACCTTGAAGACGTGCATCGTCGGCAGGTCTTTGTATTGCGCGTGATACGAAATGATTTCCTTAATAATCCATTGGTGAGCCTCGTTCTCGAAAGCCTCAACCTCGATGATATCAACTACTCGCTCTAGAAATGCTTTGTCGGTAAGAATTCCGGCGATGATTTTTACTTGGAACTCTAGGCCAAACTTGTGTAGATTGTCGATGATGACTGGTGCCATATGTTAGATGATTTGATGATGAAGAATGAAAGAGTAGAGCACATATACGTGTTGGTCAATTTGTAATAAGCGCTCAGAATTTTTTTGGTGCTTTGTTCTTTTTGTCCCAATCGCTCATGCGAAGTTGAAGAGTTGCTTTGAAGACGGCTTTCAGACCCATCTCGGTCTTCTCCTCAAACTTTTTTCTCTTCTTCAACCAACGCACATAATATGAGTTCACTTTTTTCTTGCCGCGACAAAACCCGCACTTGTAAGACCGAACGTTTCCAGTGCCTCCGTAGCAAGATGGGCAGTTGATGAGACGATGTGACATATCAAGATGAAGCAAACACCGAGAGTGGTTGAAACACTTCTCCGAGCCACACATGAAAGTTTGGAATCGAACCATGCATTCCATGTGCGGTGAGTTTTTGAATGAACTGAAACTTGTTGTAGTCGTAGATGCGTTCGGCACTACTGTTGATTTGCATTTGCAAAGATGGCGAAAAATTGGGCTCTTTGAGCTGCATAAGCGCATAGTTGCGAGAAAGTATCTCGGCATTTTCCACTACGTTGGCATATACCTTCTTTTCGTTGACGCCGTCCTTGGCTCGAAGCAGTAATTCTTCCACGCTAGTTTCCTTACTTTCTGTGAGCATAGGAAAGACCTTGCGCGCAGTTTTTAGGCCCACGCCTTTCACGCCGGGGATGTTGTCGCTATTGTCACCTTCCAGAGCCCGGTAGTAAACAAAGTTGGTTGGATGGATACCATACTCGTTGATGATGTCCTGCACGCCATAGACTTTCTTCTTGATAGGACTCCACACCACCACGCGGTCGTTCACCAGTTGTAGAAAGTCCTTGTCGCCGCTCATGATGGTGATGTTGCTCTTGGGATACATCTGTGTGGCGATGTAGGCAATAGCATCGTCAGCTTCGATATAATCCACGGATATGACGCTGACCGGTAGACTGCGCAAAAAGTCAATCAGCTTTATCATCTGCTGAATCATGGCTTCTTGCTCGCTCTTCGGGTCGCTCATGTCTTCATATGCACGATTGACGCGCATAGCGGGAGCGCGATGCTGCTTATAATCTGGATATAGCTTCTTGCGGCGCTCGCTGCCGCCCTTGCCGTCAAACACCACAATGACCCGAGTCGGCTTGAGCAATTTGATGGCATATCCCATGCTGCTGAGAAATCCACTGATTCCTCCCACATGGTCGCCATTGTCAGACAAGGTTGGAACGACGGTCCAGCAGCGAATGAAATTGTTCGTGCCGTCCACGACGAGAATATCACTATCCTTTGTGCGATTTAGTGAGACCGGTGCGGCGGCGTGCTCTGCTCGCACTTGTGCGAACAAGGACGTGAACTTGTTTTTTGTGTCAGACATGAATGAGAACCATGTGAGGGTATTTCACCTCACATGATTGTTGTGTAACTTTCTTAGTCGTCCATACCGTCGCCTTCGGTGTCAACTTCGACATCGTCGGCCATTTCGGTATTTGGAACCTTGTATCTCATGACAAAATTTTCGCAAATCTTGCCATATAGATACTCTCTGCAATCCGGGCGTTCGTTCAGAAGCTTCGGGAAGTCCTTCTTTTCAAACACAACGGTCTCCGGCTCTTTACCTTCAACTGCCATGACGAATTGAAGACTCTTTGCTTTCTTGTCTTCTTCCTTCTCGGCTTCCAACTCTTTCTTGGTCTTTTTCTTTTCACCCTTGTCTTTTTTGGCATTGGTCACAACGTCCCACTCAATGAGACGCTCCAACCAGTTGCCATAGTTGTCAATACCACGGTCAAAGAAAATGTCGAATTCGACACTGCGCATCGGTGGTCCCATGCGGTTCTTGATGACCTTGCACTTGGTTTTGATACCAATAGTTTGCTTGTCGGAGTTTTTCAACTGACCGGCTGCCTGCAAACGAAGACGAACCGAAGCGTGAAAGGCGAGAGCCTTGCCGCCGCTGGTTGTCCAAGGGTCGCCAAGGCCGACGAAACCAACCTTCTGACGAAGTTGATTGGTAAAAACAACGCAAATGCGCTGCTTTGCAATCAATCCCGTGATTTTTCTCATGGCCTTGCTGATAGCAATGGCCTTGCCGGTGGCAAAACCATCTGCGCCGTGGTCGCTCGCCATTTCCTTTTTAGTGGAGGCGGCGGCGACAGAGTCAACGAGAATCGTAACGAGACGGTCCTTGTTGCTCTTGCGCACGTGTGCAATCATCGCTTCGATGTTATCGAAAATATCTTCGACAGTATCAACGTTGATGTAAAGCATCTTGCTGATATCAACACCGATTGCAGTGAGAAATTCAGGAGAAACGGAAGTTTCTGTATCGATGAAAACAGCGAGACCACCCTTGCGTTGCGTTTCCGCAAGCAGTGTCGCGCCCATAAGACTCTTTCCAGATGCTTCGAGACCGGTGAGTTCCGTGATACGACCGACGGGCAAGCCGCCATTTGGAAATCGCGAGGTCAACGAGGCTGTTACCGGTCGATAGCCAGTCTACAATTTGTGACGGGTCATCTTCGGCGTCGAGAAAGAAAGCAACCTTGCCGTCACTGTTTTTGTTCAGTGTTTGGGCCAAGGCGTCTGCCAATTCATCACGAACGTCTTCGGCAGTTTCAACTTTTCCTTTTTTGCTCATAATTATTTGTGGGTTGGGTTAGAAAATAAAAATGGGCGTGCCATCGCGTGTGCAAGACACGCCCATTGAATCTTTTCAAATCCTATCGGATTCTTTAGGACTTGTCGAACAAGTCAGCGAACTCGTCAGCAATTTCCTTGGTCGAGGCGGGAGCCTTAATCGCGGCCTTTGCTGTGGCGCTGGTTGCTTTTGGTGCAGGAGGAGTAACTTCTTCTGCGGTGGCTTCACCGGAAGAAACTGCCTCTGCAATACCGTCTGAGGAATCATCCGGCGAGCCGGTATTCAGATGGGTTTCCATTGCAACGGCCAAGTCCTCGTAAGTTGGTTCTTGGAACAGGTCGAGGATGTTCTTTTGATTCTTGACCTTCTCGCGGAGATTTGCATCGCTGGCGTCAAATGCAACTGTCTGCACGGCGCGTGGCATGATGGTTGTCTCCGGGAAGCTCTTACCGGTTTCTTCGGCTGTCTTGAACGTGACGGTAATATCGCGACCTGTCTTGAGGTCGGTGATGTCACCATAGTCCGGTTCAGCGATGATGGCCAGCAACTCTTGATAGACTTGCTTGCCCATGCCCCAAAACTTCACACCTTCATGCTCCAAGCCGCGAACGAGGATTGGAACATAGGTGCGCATCTTTGGTTCAAGAGCGCGGCCTTGCTTCCACTCTTCTTTGTCGCCGCTCTTCTTGAGCTTGTTGGCAAACTCAACGATTGGGTCAGGACGACCAAACGAAGCAGGAGAGAGATAGGTTTTTCCGTTGATACCGTAATGGAACAAGAGTTCGATGAACGGATTCTCGGGTTGGTGGGCATACGGGACAATGCGAATGATTTGCTTTCCCGGTGATGGCTTCCAGAGGCTAGTGCTCTTCGTGGAAGTGGTCTTGAGCGCTTCGAGGCGCGACTTGATTTTATTTAGGTCGAGGGGCATACGAATATATTGTGTTAACTGTTAATGTTTAATTTCATCAATTGATACGTTATCAATCAATAAAGTGTGTATAGTTGTAGCAGGATTGTTCCTCTTGTCAACTTGTAATAACTTATTTCGTTTGGCGCATTCCAAACGAATAGCGTTTCCTAAATTTTTTCGATGTTGTTCCGAGAATGGCTTTCTTCTTTTTCCAGTCAACGAAGAAGAAATTTTAGCCTTCCAGTCGTCGGACATATTTTTTGCTCGTTCTGCAATCTTAGCTCGGTGTTCGGGTGTTTGTGGACCTAACTTTTTTCCTCGTTTTGCCGCAGATATTTTTTCCCGGGTTTCTAGTGAAACCGCTCGTCCACGAACACGTAATTTACTCTCTTCGTTCCACCCACGAGTAGTCTTTCCCATTTTAGATTTGGACATTTTCATTCTACTTTCGAGAGAATGGCGTCCACTTGTCCCCGGAGCACGTATGTTGTAACCGTTATTAACCGAATCATACTTGAGACTCCAATAAGTCTCTCGGTCATTCAAAATTGCCTTATCCGCGACAGTCTCTTCCAAGACGATTTTATCGAACTCATCATATCCATACTTCTTCAATGCTCGATATATTTTAACTTGCCCTTTACATGATAGATTCTTGTATGCGTTTTTCCATCTATCGTCGATGTTGAGGCTTTGGCCGACATACCACTTTCCAGTGGGTCTACAATAAAGGCCATAAATACCACAGACGGGGTTAATTGTTAATTCAGACATAAGAAGTATTTGTTAAATGTGAGCATTAAATCGCTCACAAATAAATAGCATTTCCCTCTGAAAAACAGAAGGCAAAACGCTTCTTATATCTTGAAAATTTTGACCAACTTTGTCGGAGTAATTTTGACTTGGCCATCACGTGCCGTGATGAAAGAATTGCTGTAAAGTTGCCAGTTGATTTGGTAGCTGCGAGATAGCACGCCGTTGTTTTCTTGCTTGATGAGTTCGTTGAGTGCGTTGATGGAATACAATACGTTGTATTCCTTCTTGCGATGCACGCTCATCGTGCGAGGATAAAATTCCACGCTATTCTTGGCGGCGTTGTAGGTCAGGAAAATGTCATCGCCGTTTGTGCCAGACTGCAAAACGTAAACCTTGCCATCAAGAATGGAATAGTAGGAAGCAAGCGCAGCTACTTCATCGCTGTATGTTTGCAACTTCGCAAACGTGCAAAGTAACTGTGTGGCTCGACTGTCCATCTCACTTGTTCTTTTCCACAAAGAGCTTTAGTTCTTCACGGTCGTTTGTTTTGATTGGCACAACTTCGCCTGAAAGTGCTTCAACAGCCATTGCGGTGCCAGAACGGTCGCGCCATTCACCATATGGTGTGCCAGCCCAGCCCTTTTGCGTGGCGAACTTCTTGGAAAGTTCCACGAATGGTGGTGGGGGTGGAGGGGTTGGCGCAGCAGGAGCTTGTGGGGCTGTGGCGGGAGCAGACGCAGGACCATCTGATGGTGCCGCTTCTTTTCCGCCATCGCTTGGGGGAAGAGCGCTGTCCGTTGGTTCATCCTCCGG